TCCGGCCCCCACTGTCGTCTATGACGGCGACATCACCATCACAGGTGGGCAGGTCCTGAAGAACTTGATTATCAAGGGTCAAGTCACGGTCACCGGTGCGAACAACGTGATCGAGAACTGCTCGATCATCGGCAAGACCGTGGCCCCCACTGTCGAGTCTTTTCTGGTCCAGACCTCAGGCAGCACGAACACGATCATTCGACACTGCGACTTCCGGCCGCAGGCTCGGAGCCGTTTTTGGAACGCCGTAGGCGAGAAGAACTACACCGTTCTGCGCTGCAACATCTCGCGCCTGGCAGTCGGGTTTGTCGCGCGCTCGCAGACGACGGATCGAGAGTGTAATGTCCAGGTGCGCGGCAACTATGGCACCGACATGATTCAGTTCCGGCCTGACGGCACAGACCCCGAGAGCCACACCGACTGGGTGCAGCTCTTGTCGAACGTAGCGAACGTGGATGACGTGCTGGTCGAAGGCAACTACTTCAACGCCCGCCACCAGACCGCTGTGGACTCGGCTACCAACACGAACATTGTGTCGAACCAGCTCCACCGCTCATGCGTCACTCTGAACCCCTTGTCGGGGAGCACGGTCAGTGGCACCTTCAAGAACAACTGGTTCGACGGCGGCGTCAACACGTTCGACGGCAGCGCGGGCAACGCAGGCAGCCTGGTCGTCATCCAGGGCAACCGTTTCGAGCGCCCGAGTGCGACAGTAGGTGGCGTGACGCAGGCGCTGCGTCTGAACGCGGCAGTGACGCAAGTCTCTATTCCGTAACATGACAGCAGCTAGTCAATTTCTAGGAAGGGTATGACATGCCTCGGATACTCCAGACTTTTGCGGGAGGCGCGGAAGGCGCGGCGATTACTGCTGCAAACTCAGGCGGCACATCGGGAGAGTCTTTCTCTACCGTAGTTGTAGGTGCAAGCGGATCGTTCCAGTATTTCGGTGCCGCCGCTACTCACGGAGGGTTTGGCGGGCGCTTCACGGCAGCCGCAGCTTCGGTGGTCATGTATGGCGAGCACAGCGTGGTCGCGTCCGACCGATACGCAACCCGCTTCTATTTCCGGCTGGACAGTCTTCCCAACGCGACCACGATTCTTCTGCGTTACCGGAACGCCGCGGCCCTGACTGTCGGCAACATCTTGATCAGCAGTACGAACGTGATCTTTGCGCAGGACTCCGCGAACGCGGTTGTCACCGGTGGCGGAGGCACGGTAGCGCTCACGGCGAACACGATCTACCGCATGGAGTCCTCGGTCAAGGTGTCCACCGGCGAGATCGAGTGGAAGCTGTTTGCGGGTGACTCCACGACAGTGCTGGACACGAAATATGTCGCAGGCCAGGCTCTCGGTATTGACCAGGTGACCAAGCTCCGCTGGGGGCGCGCGGCTGGAAGCTCGTGGATCGGCGCGATCGACTACGACAGCATTGCCGCCGAAGAATTGGCGACCGGCTACATCGGCCCGATCTCCAGTGCGAGCACGACCGTTCGCCCGACCAACGTGGTGTCGAATGTGGGGGCTTTCACGAACGTCGGCGCAGCTTCCAGCCTGTTCGCCTCGCTGGCTGACGAGCTGGACACCACGTACATTCAATCCCCGGCCAACCCTTCGGCCACGGATATCGTATTCGGCCTGCCGGAGCTGTCGGCTGGCAACCCGACGATCCGCCTTCGCCACAACGTGGACGCCGCCAGCCCGGCCATCTCGGCTACCTACTCCCTCATGCAGGGGGCGACGGTCATCTCGACTCGCACGGTCACCCCGCTGCCTACGGTGATCACCGACTACTCGTGGACGGCGACCTCCGGGGAGACTGCCCTTATCACTGATCGCACGCAGCTCAGCTTGCGGATCAGCACAACGGTCTAATGGCTGACGCGCGGATCTACCGGGCGCTCGTAACCACGCTCGGCACGCAGGCAGTTGCTCGGGTCTACCGGGCATCAGCCACCATTGTCGGAGGCACTGCTACCGCCAACATCTACAGGGCGTTTGTGGGTGTGGTCCCCACGGCGAATGCCGGAGCTGACCAGAAGAACATAGAGCCGTTCTATGCCGTCACCCTGACGGGAACCGACGATGGTGCGGCGGGGGAGGCCCGCGTTTGGACGCAGCGCTCGGGCACTGCGGTTACCCTGACAGATGGTGGTCAAGGAACTGCGACTTTCGTGGCTCCCGGCAGTATCCTTGGGGAAACGCTCGTGTTTGGGTATTCTGCCGGTGCTTCGGTCGCAGATACTGTATCCATTTTGATTGACCCGGTGGTGGCTCGTGCCATCATCGGCGGGGTAGAAGTCCCCATGAAAGAACTTTGGGTCTAGGAGGACTAAATGGAAACCAGTCTCGGCAAGTCGTCAGTGTCGTGGAACTCGGAGCTCAACGAGTTCATCTCAGACTCTCACGCACACCTCGCTGCCATTCTGCATGACTACAAGGCGTCGTTCTCGCTGGTCTATATCCCCAAGAACGCGCGCACGGCATCCGACACGAAGCCGTGGGCTATCCTCGACTCCCCGGACAACCTGCCCGAGCACATCATCCGCTACCTGTCGGACGAGGACATGAAAGACCCGGCCGCCATCCTGAAGTGGGTGTTTCTGGGCGACCTCGCCAGGCACGGAAACAAAAACGTGGCTGCACGCATGGAAGCCGAACAGGCTGCTGAAGACCTTTTGAATCTCAAGCGTCAAGAGGACGAGTTGGAAGACCGGCTTGATCACATGGCCTTCCTTGTATCCGGTGGGCGCGAGCACAAGAACCGCGTGCAGATCAAACGTGGGCAGTGGGTGAACCGATAATGGCCTATGGTCCCAGCACTCGAACTGTCGGTGAGGTTATGCGCGCCGTCAAGCGCACCTTCGGTGACGAGTCGAGCGCGCAGCTCGAGGACGAGGACATCGTTGCCTGGATCAATGACGCCCAGGAAGAGATCAATAACAAGAACAAGATCCTGAAGGCGCAGGCTGACATCACCACGACAGAAGGCTTGTCGAAGTACAGCTTTCCGGCCAAGCACATTCAGCAGATCGAGGCCCTTCTCTACGACGGAGTGGTCATTCGGAACGTGAGCTACGCACAGGCCCTTGAAAGCTTCATTGGCAAGGTTGCCCCGGAAAACGGCGCACCCCAAATCTGGTACGAATGGGGTGGAGCGTTCACCCTGTATCCCACACCGGCGGGGGAGAAACAAATCACCCTGATCTACACGATGCGGCCGACTGCCGTTGACGGCCAACCCCTGTCGAAGCTCACCATCCCCGACAAGTATTACCAGGACGTCGTGCGCTACGTTCTCCAGCAGGCATTCCTGATGGACGAGGCAGTAGACCTCGCCACGAACCAGGAGAAGCAATTCGCTGCCAGCCTGGAGGACAAGAGCGAGGAAGAGCGCTCGGCCCAGCAGATGACCTACACGGTAATCACCCTTATTGACGACTAGGAGTCAACGTGTCCGGCGAACCCATCAAAATTGGTCCGTTCCGTGGGGGCCTGAACACGTTCAGCGACCAGTCAGCGGTAGACGACGACCAGCTTGTCGAGTGCTTGAACTTTGAGCCGGACTTCGACGGCTCTCTACGCTCGCGCCCTCCGCTCGCCGCGCTCGGGCAGCCGATCCCCATGGCCCCGACAGGGAACGTGTCTTTGATCGGCACCTACTACGCGCCCGGCGCGCTCCCCTACCTGCTCGCCAGCGACGGCAAGTCTTCGACCTATTACTTCAACGGAGCTGCATGGGTGCTGGTCACCACGACGATCGCTGCCTCAGCCATGGCCCAGTTTGACGGCAAGGCGTGGATGACGGCACCTGTCGGCAGCGTCAACCCTGGAGGGTACTGGAGTCCGGCCACCGGATTCGTCGCACAGCCGAACATGCCTCGAGGCGAGGTCATCTTCGCCAATAAGCTGCGTCTGTGGGTGTGTCGGGGCAAAGACGCCTTGACAGAAGGCACGCGCCTGTTCTTTTCCAAGGTGCTCGGCCAGCCCGACTTTTGGGAGTCCCCCGTTCCCGACTTCCTTGACATCGGTGGCGGCGACGGACAGAACATTGTGCAAGCCATGGTCTACTACCAGTCGATCATCCTGTTTCGCACGGACTCGATTTATTCCTTCACGTACACGACAGATCCCGCCTCAGGAACTGTCTCCCCTGTCGTGCTCGGGATCGGCCTGACGAACAAAGACTGCCTCTCTTCGTACGAGAACTACATCTACTTCCAGTACCGGGGCCGGGCCTACGAGTTCATCAATTCCCGCGCCACCCAGATCAACGTCAAGGTGCCGTTCATCGAGAACTCGCAGGACCAGATCTTCGCGCCGTTCTCCGTGTCCACGTTCAACGAGCGGATCATCTTCCAGTGGTGGGACACGACCTACGTCTTCTACCTCAAGACCCGGACCTGGACGCGCTGGCGCACCACTGACCATGGTGCATTTGGCAAGATGATCGAGCGCGCCCGCACGGAGAACACGCCTGAGGCGATTTGTTTCAGCGCCATGAACGCCGAGCGCGGCCTGGACGACACGAACGCCGTGCTGGGCACAACGAACAGCAGCATCCGGCCGCAAGGGATCATTTATCTCGACCCCGCAGTGCGTGCCAACGCCACCTATACAGTGTCGGCCTACGTCAAGGCCCCCTTCGGTACCAAGATCCGGTTCGGTGGGCGCACAAACACTCCGTACTCGGAAGCAATGGGCGAGACTACCTACACAGCGACAGGGAATTGGACGCGAATGCGCGCCACTTTCACCCTGACGGGGGGCCCGTACGGGGAGATCGGGCTACAGTTCCGCACGCTGGTTCCAGGAGTTGGCATTCTGGTGTCAATGGCGAAGCCCCAGATCCAGCTTGGCAGCGTGCTGACGCCCTGGCAGACAGGCGGGGTCAACCTTGCCACTAACCCGACCTTCGCCAGCATGTTGAACGTGACCCCCTACTTCAGCCTGCCGCTGGTGCTCGATGGTCCCAACGCAGGCACCCGCACAGCACGCACCCTGTCGATCCAAGACGACTTCACGAATCGGCGTGAGTCGATTCAGTGCATTGCCCAGACGCGCAACTACAACTACGAAGCCTCGACAGTGTGGAAGCGCCTGTTCTGGTGGGCAGTGGAGGCCGCCTTCTCGGGGACTATCGAGGGCACTGTCGTGGCCTTGAACTTCACGCGCGGAGTTACGTGGCGGCAGCTCCGTACGCAGACGTGGTACGCACTCAGTTCGCAGACCTGGGGGGGCTTGTCGTCAGACAATTACCGGATCGTCACCGTGCGGGATACTGAAGGTACAGGAACCCAGCGTAAGGTTGTCAAGATGCTGTCAAAAGCGTTACGATTCAAGCAAATATATTTTCGAATCGTGTTCAGCTCGGATGGCACCTCCGCTACCTCGCCGGTTCGCTTGAACTCGATTATGACGTACGTGCGTGCGAAGCAAACCGTCTCCAAGACAGTCAGTTAGGAACATCATGGTGGGGTTCAATCAGTCCAAGGGTTTCCTGAGTCAGCCAAGTGGGGGCACCGGAGGCAGTGGCTTCAGCGCGTATGCGGCGGGCAAGAAATCGTACGGGCTCGGTCAGAGTTCGGCCCCCAACACAGGGAAGACTGCGAACAAAGTCGGGTATGGACAGCGTGACGGCGAAATGGCAGCACGGCGAGATGCTTTGCTGAACCGAGCGAAGGGTTACCTCTAATGGCTGGAGAATTTGACTCTCGGGCACGGCGTTCCGCCGCTCCCCGCCGAGTCGTACCAAACGACGCCCTGCCCAAGTCGGCGTCCCCGGCTACGCGGCAGCGTACTGCGCCTGCTCCGCGCCCCGCGCCGCGTCCCGCCGCTCCACGCCAGGCCGCGCCCCGCGCCCCTGCCCGGTCGGCACCTCCCTCGTACCGTACGGCACCGATCAGTAACGGTGGTGGCGGCGGATACACTCAGTCGCAGCAGGCTCCCGCGTACACACCGCCGCCCGCTCCGGCACCCCCGCCCCCGCCCAGCCAGCAGGACTACATGGCTGGCGACGAGGTGTTCAAGGCGCAGCAGGCTTCCCTCCAGAAGGCGCTCTCGGACTACAT